TGCATTAACGAGCATAAACAAGAGCAACATTTCCAGCCATAAACCTAACCACATTGTAGCGTTCCTCAAAAAAAGTCATATCAAATGAATACTTATAAATTTTAGTAGGGTCTGTATCAATATAACCTATTATATTTCCTTCATCATCGCATACAGAACTAACTGTCTGAGTTTCATCAATATCAGGCGTTAAGGTCAATATATCCATAACGACTTCTTTGAACTTACCTAAATTCATTGCTCCGCAAGGTTGAGTTTCATATGGATTTGTATTCAATGAAAAACTATAACTATACAAACCATCATCCGAATTACCTAAACATTTATCGTATTTTTCAATGTATCGATATATATCAGAACCAAATTCATTTTCGCGATATTTTCCATCCATTAATAAAGATACTTGAATCAACATATGCTTTACATTATTTTCATCTGGAAATTTAGTAATAGAAAATGATTCTATTTCATTATTATGTTTTAAGTCTATAAAATTCAATCCTACATTGGGAACATCTTTGTATTTCCAGTTTGTATAGTTGCTCCATTCATTTCTTTGATAAATATCACTTCTTCGTAAAAACCAAAACCAATTGGATACCAAATTATTTGTCTCTATTTTTATACGTCGTGAACCTACTATATGATTGTAAATAGTTTCTTTTACATCTAAAAACAAATAAGTATGTTCATTAGACGCAAATACTTTTGTTTCTTCTTCCGATAAAAAAGCATATGTAGCAATTATATTTACATCGCTGGCCCAATTATTTTGTAAATTGATATATTCATTTTCTGGTGGAACTTGTAAAAACCGATACATTTGATATAATGGCGACCCAAAATCAGGTCTAATTCGTTGTGATTTTGAATCTTGGGTTACATCTAAAATAGTAAACAATTGGCGAATTGGTCGCAACGTAACATCAATGACCAATTCGTTGTATTGGAGACAAACCAATGGAAATGCGCTTTTGGTGGAATTTGCAAACCAAAAAGGTAATGGTATATATAATTTACGACCATAAATAGACGGTTCAGGTGGTTGGTCAGGATCCGTAGTAATAGAATGTGGATAATAACCATTTCTATATGGATTATTCAGTTCATCTACATTACCAGTCATTTTATAAAATTGTTCCTTTTTATTATGGGTTTCATTTCGTTCAATCCTATTTTTGATATAATCTCCGCTAAATTGTTGTAATATTTGACCACCAGAAGATAACGTCACTTCTTCAATGAACAACGACCCAATGTCTTCTATCCATTTGAATTCATATGGATTATACGAGTCTCCATTTTTGTAAAATGAACTCCATATATTGGGCAAAGTAATCACCAAGTAAGTGTTCAACAATAACTCGGCATAACGTGGTATTTTAAATGTAAATTTAGAAGACTCGTTTAATTGTAAGGTTCGTTCGCCATTGAAATCGATACGATATTTTTGTAATCCAAAATTGGTATATTTAGCATAAACACTTTTAAAAAATGTTTTGGTTGGATTTCCGTTTAATATTATATTTTGATTTCCATAAGCTATTATATTTAATAACCCTCCAGGCATTACTTATAAATTAAATATATTTTTATATTACATATATGGATAATTACATATTGTTATTTATATCGTTCTTTGCTATAATTGTAATTATATACATATTTCTTAGTATAAATAAGCAAAAAGATACATGTGAAAAATTAGATAAATATAATGAATACGGAGAGTTTCAATTACCAAATACCAATTTATCAGGTATTTCTATAAAAGATATTGTGTTCAAATCCGCATTTAACTGTTGTTGTATTGGTGGTTTGAAACACGATTATGTAGATATATGTGCTTTGAAACATTGTTATAGAGCAGGTGTAAGAGTATTAGACTTTCAAATTTTTTCTTTAAATGGGTTTCCAGTTATTTCTGCATCGACTGTAAATGAAAATGAATATAAAGAATTATATAATTATTTGAGTTTTTCAGAGACAATGAATCAAGTTAATTATATGTTTTTGAATTCATCAAAACACTCAAATAATAATCAAGTATTGTTCTTGAATTTTAGAATAAATAGTAACAATATGGATATTTATAATCAAATGGCCAAAATATTATTGGAAACTTTTTCAGGTAGTAGTGAAATACTATTAAAAACTCCAGTCGATAAAGAATTAAATCAATATACATTGAATGATCTAAAAAATAAAATTATTATTATGGTTGATTTAAATGCTTCTCCTAAAATGAAAGATAGTTTTATTAAAACAGATTTAAGTAAATTAACATTGGTTACATTTGGTACAGGATTCAAATATCATTCTTTATATGAAAGCGAAGCCTCCTTACAATCTGGTATTGAATTATCTTCTCTATATCCTAATAAATCTAGTTATGCGAACAATTATGATTATAATGATAAAGGTATACGTAACCGATTTAATTTTATATATATGAATTTTCAGAAGAAAGACGCATATCTAAAAAAATATTTAAAGTATTTTACTGATTCTTCGTCTTTTCAAAAATCGTATTCTTAAAATATATAATCTATATATAGATGTCCTATGTTTCCATATTAGAAGATGCGATAGAAACCAATGAAAAAATACAAAAGAAACAAAAGAAAAAATCTTTACAAAATGATATCATAAAAATTTTAGAGAATTTTATTCGTGAAAAGGGATTGGTTTGTTATGGCGGAATAGCAATTAATTCTATTTTACCTTCTTCTAAAAAATTTTATGACAAAAAACTCGATATACCAGATTACGACTTTTTTTCACATAATGCGTTGGAGGATGCCAAAGAATTAGCCTTACTATATGCAAGAAGGGGTTATGAAAATGTGGAAGCAAAATCAGCATTATTTCATGGCACCTATAAGGTATTTGTTAATTTTATTCCTATTGCGGATATTACTTATTTAGATACAACTATTTTCAATATAATTAAAAATAAGGCAATTATTGTAAAGAATATTTTATATGCTCCACCAAGTTATTTGCGTATGAGTTTATATCAAGAATTATCACGCCCATATGGCGATTTAAGTCGATGGCAAAAAATATACAATCGACTCACATTATTGAATGAAACTCATCCTTTCCAATATGATGTAGATTTGACACAAAATAATTTAATTTATAACAATGTATATAATAAGTTGGTTGATATTTGTACCAAACAAAAATATGTATTGTTTGGCGATTTTGGTCTTTCCTTTTATAAAGACTATTTTCCTAATAAATATAAAAAAATAATAGACTCCAAACAAACTAAACAAATTTATATTTTATCAGATAATTACAAAAACGTTTTGAAACAACTCAAATCTATAAACTATACCCTTATACCACATGAAGGTGATTATAAATTTATAAATTCATTTTATGAAGTAGTCATAGAAGGACAATCTATGTTGTACATTTTTACCACTAATTCTTGTCAGTCATTTAATATCATCAAACATAAAGGTAAATCATACCATATTGCAACCATAGATACCATATTAAGTATTTATTATGCGTTTAATTTTATAAATGAATCTACTATCAATATGGTCAATATATTATCGTATTGTTATTTGTTAGAATCGATACATTCGAATAACAAAACTAATGTATTAAGACGTTTTTATTTACCATGTATTGGTCATCAAATCACCATCGAAGACATACGAAAAGAACGCGATCAAAAATATACAAGATATAAAAAAAACAAAAAAAATGATGAATACAAAAGGTGGTTTTTAAAATATTATCCTAAAACAAGAAAAAAAAAGAGTTAAATATTATATCTTATATGTATATAATGATAAAAACTTTTTCAAAGTCTTTTTTACAATACAAACATTTTCGGCGTTATATGGAAAATTTAGAGACAACCTTTTTCAATATAGATCCTAGTTATGAACATTACGAACATTACAAACATTTTCGGCGAATTCGTCAAGAAAATGATCATAAGATTAAACAATCATTTTGTAACGAACCTTGTATTGAACCATATAAACAATACAAACAAAAACGGCAATTGATTGACTATTGGGTAAGTCCATTTTAAATGTGTTCTTGTATAAACAAATAATCTTTGTAATGATGTATAATATCGTTGTGTCTTTTTTTTGAACGATCTGAACAAGTATTTTCTATCATATGTATACGATATCCGCGATTAAAACCGCTAAATATGGTATTCAATACACAAATACCTGTTAAACAACCAGC